CGGGAGTGCTGAAACCCATCAGAGCTGTTCGCTCCAACGCAGGAAAGGATGGAAACCGCTGCGGGGCGAATTCATGGGGTAGGGCCATGGCCTTTGCAAGGCCGCCCATAGCACCCAGAGGGTTCGCTACCTGAAACGGAATGGTGTTTTGGGACATCGTCACTGGCTATTTGTAGCCAAACGGGGAAAGGCTAGGCCTGGAGGGCACTGGCCTGCTCTGAGAAGGGCGCACAACCGGTCACACGGGCCGTGCTTCACTTTTTATCCGGCTTTCGCCAGACCCACAGAATCATGGACGATCAGAGGTCGTCCCTCGCGATCAACTGCCTCAGGGTTTCATTGTCCAGGACAGCTGGGATGGCCCTCAAGAGGGATATGTCCACCAACAGCTGCCTGAGGCCCGAGACTGTGATCAGGTTATCTCCATCTCTCTCGTAGGCTCTAACAACGCCCTCGAGAGTCCCGTCATCCCAGTGTGGTACCGCCGCAGTCCGACTCACTGACCACGGCCGGTTCCCGTCCTCCTGGTACGGGGTCCTCTTGCAGCCTTCTCGGAGCTCAACAACCTTCAGCCCCAGCTCATGGAGGACAGGTACGTGTCGGCACGTTCTGACGAGCATGTCACTGACGCCGGTGATCCATGCGAGGTTATCTCCCTCGATCTCGTCTCTCCAGCCGAACTTGTACGCCGCTCTACCGATCGTTCTGCCCCAGTGGTACTTCCCACCCACAACATAGGGCCTACTTCCCAGGTAGACGCACTTCTCCAACACGTCACTCTGGCCGAACTTCGCCTCAAAGCCGAACTGGCCGGCGTTCTCACAAACGCTCCGGCCAAACTCTTGCCAGTCCCTGCCATCCTGGTGGCAGACACCCAGACTATCGTCCCCACAGACCGATATCCGGATGTGGCCGCATGCCTGAACGTCTGCCGGTGTCAGTTCAAGGACCGGTTTCCGCAGCCACGCTGCGCACAGACTCAGGTACATGGCAAACCCGTTCAAGACACCGTTTGCCAAAGCGGTGTCGTCTCTGCCTGACGCGTTCATGCACCTGGCTTGGTATTTAAACCTGCCTATGCAGCCTTTCGGCTTCCTCCACGCGTCCATGACTGTCTTGAATTCGCTCCCACACTCGCCGTACATCCACTCCATGAACCGCCACGTCTGCTCAGAGTGGGTATTGTCGAACATGGAATAGTCACACCAGAAGTAGTGACCGCCTGGGACCAAGTGCTCCTGTAGCCACTTGTCGAGCAACTCGGGACTGACACCGCCGTAAAATACGCACGCGTCATAGGTCCACTGTCTCTTG